ACGCCACAAATTTTTAATTTCGAACAAAACGAAGTTCGGACGTTTCTAGAAAATGACATTCCGTATTTCGTAGCAAATGATGTCGCTAAAACATTAGGATACAAAAATCCGAGTGATGCTACTAATAAACATTGTAAAAAAGCCGTAAAAACATGGGGTAGCGATTCGCTAGGTCGTCGCCAATCTTTCAAAGTTATTCCAGAATCAGATGTTTACCGCTTGATTATCAAATCGAACTTACCAAGCGCTGAAAAATTTGAGGCTTGGGTAATGGAAGAAGTCCTTCCAACAATCAGAAAAACAGGTAGCTATTCAAATGTACCTCAAAGTTTTGCACAAGCATTGCGTTTAGCAGCAGATTTAGAAGAAAAGAACCAATTACTCGAACAACAAATTGCCGAGTACGAACCAAAGATTAGCTACTTAGATACGATTCTTTCGTCAACAGATACGGTAGCGACCTCTCAAATTGCAGCTGATTATGGAATGTCGGCAATTGCTCTAAACAAATTGCTAAACGAGTTAGGTGTTCAACATAAAGTTAGCGGACAATGGATACTTTACCGAAAACATATGAACCAAGGATACACAAAATCGCACACAAGTGAGATACCGAAAGCCGATGGCGGCACTAAAGTTGTAATGAATACCAAATGGACACAGAAAGGGCGAGTGTTTATTTACAACTTATTAATCGCAGAGGGCTATTACCCTCAAATGGATTTAGAGGAAATTGGTTAGAAAGGAGTTTTAGTATGACTGATATTGCTGAAATCACTCAACGAGATAGAAAAAAAATAAAAGAATATGTCGAAAGTTCGAAGTTCTTAACTTACACCATGCTTGCTGAAAGATTTGGCATTAGTAAAAGCGAATTATCTCTGATTATTAATGGGAAAAAGACATCGGCTTATGCAAATAAAGTTATCGATTCGATTATTGCAATGTACGAATTATAAATACAGGAGGAAACAATCAATGGAACAACTAGCTTTAGTTAACATCTCAGATCTCAAAGTATCTTTGGCAGAATCTGAGATTGCGAATGAAGTGTGGGATACAAAGCAAGCAGCAGAATATTTAAAAACTACAACGCGCACGCTAACTAAAGATGCCGAATCTGGAAAGATTCCAGCAGCGAAAGTTGGCAGAGAGTGGAGGTTTAGCTCATTAGCTTTATATAAATACGTAGCAAGACCAGAAAGCTGATGTACCAATATTTTAAGGAGAATGATTTTATGTCCTACACATTACAACAAGAACATCAAATTCTCGGTTTGATTAAACTGCGTAGGAAACAATTACAAGATGATCGTGCAGCGCTTAGAAAAGCTGATGAGCTATCAGATAGACAAGCTGAATTAATCGCTTCTGAACTTGAGGATCTGAGGATGTTAGAAATAAAAAATAGGGAGATTAGATTATGAAGAAGATACACAGATTACGGAGAATTGGTTATTCCTTATTTATGGTTATGCTAGGAGCTTTGCTTACAGGGAATATTCCTAATTGGCTTAAGTTCGCTGGATTGCTAACTGTGTATGCATGGTTAATGATCTATGACTTTGCAATGGAGGGTGGTTTTAATGACGCTAAACGAACATCTAAAGCTGATGGAGAGTCTAAACAAAGATTATCACAGGAACGTGAAATCTGAATTGCTGGGCAAACAATGTAGAGAATTACAAAAAAAAGTGGAGGGAAATTGGATGAAACTGATACGGAAAATTAAGAAGTATCTATTCTGCAGACATGTATTTTATTGCTCGGATTGTAAGTTCACGTTGCGAATTAATGCTAAGGAACTAGAGTACGCGAGACCTTGGGGCGGACCTTATTGTCCTAAGTGTGGAGAAATTTTACAAAAAAAGTGACTCCGCCGGCAAGCAAAGAGTCACGTAAAAAATCAGAACTAAGGAGATTTTAACATATGGAAAATGAACTTTCCACTCTAGATCAATATTTGACTGATCCTAGTTGGGGCAAATCGAATGTCGAGGAAACAAATAATCGAAAAATCAGACGAAATCTTTTGACGAATGAAGAGCTAGCGTGCGATCAAGACGATTTGGGCAATTTTGTGAGTATTTGGGATCATGTTTACCTTATTCATCTATTAAAACATTCAAATAAACCTGAATATATTTATGTCATCGAAGATGGCTTGATTGACGCATTAGAAGAGTACGACAGAGATAACTTGATTGATATCTCTTATTACGGATCAGGTAAGAAATACATTGCTGAAATGGAGGCAGAATTTGATGAGTGAAATCAAAGGGACAACGAACTTTGAAAAACTTTTTAGTCGTAAGTTAAATAAAATTCTCAAGAAAAAAGGAAATTTTGATTATTTATCTTGGGCTCACGCGTGGGAGATTATGAAAAAGAATGATCCACAGGCAACGGTAACTATTAATGAGTATAAACACTACAGGGTTGTTTCTGGAACTCATCAAGACTTTCTTGTTGAGGAATATAAACCTTTTCTTATGGATGAAACAGGGACTTATGTATCTGTCTCAGTAACGGTTAAAGGACATACGGAAACAGAGTTATTTCCTGTTTTAGATTATCGAAACCAACCAGTTGTTAAACCAAATGCTATGCAAATCAATAACTCATTGAAGCGATGCTTTGTGAAAGCATTGGCTCTACACGGACTGGGATTATATGTATTTCAAGGGGAAGATATTCCAACACCACCTAGAATCGATACAAAGAAATTAAGCATGCTAGAGACGATTCTAGAAGCTTTCAATGAGCAGATGGGTAAAGATATGACCAAAACCTTAATCGAATATGTTAATGAGCAGACAGATAAATTAGGGCTCTTAGCTGATAACGTTGAAACTATTGAACAGTTAAGCTATGAGCAATGTGCCTTGATGGAGCGAGCAATAGCAGCTAAGAGAAAAGAATTAGATAAGAAGTGATATGAGTGTTTAAACCATTAATCGATTCATATTCAGCGGTTCTGAAAAAGTTCAAAGGAAAAGACATAGGTGCAACTATTAATGAAGAAGTGAACATCGAACGTTTGAAGACGATGTACGACGGATATGATGGCGATCGGATTATTGAAGTTCGATTTATTGATCCACGTCGATTTACTGTGCAGCAACGAAACTTCATCTATGCACTCATAGGCGATATTTTCATCGATACAGGCATGCCAACGGACTTCTGGAAGGAATTCTTCTACTTCCGTTTTGAAGGCGTCACAGGGCGCAAAATAAGCCTCAAAGACGAATCGAATACAACTGTGAGCGATGCTAATGTCTTAGCAAATATCATCCTAGATTTCATATTTGAGCATGATATTCCGTTTAAAAATGGATATGAAATTTTGCCCCAAAACGAACAGTATTTCTTTTACAAATGCCTCACGAACAGGGTGTGCTGTAGTTGCGGAAAGAAAAATGCTGATATACATCACGTAGACTCTGTCGGCATGGGAAATAACCGAAAAAAAATAAACAATTCTGGTAGGCGCTTTATGGCTCTGTGCAGAGAATGCCATACGAAAATTCATGTCGAAGGTTTTACTACATTTACAACTAAAAGAAAGCTTACGGCAGTTGTTCTCAAAGACAGTGATTTAAAAAGAATGGGGTTGAATATCATTGAATGAATTATGGATGGATATCGAAGGATACGAGGGAGTATATCAAGTTAGTAGCTTGGGAAGAGTTAAATCTAATCGCCCTAACTATGTAATTAATAAGGGATACGTTAACAAAGAAGGATTTATTATGAAACCATCTGACAATGGGAAAGGGTATCAAATTATCTTCTTAAGCGGCAAAGGTTTTAGAGATAGAAGGTATGTCCATCGGCTGGTAGCTTTTCACTTTTTAAAAGAAGCGTATTTCGAAGGTGCTGAAGTCAATCATAAGAACGGAGATAAATCTAACAATACTGTTGAAAACCTAGAATGGCTCAGTTCTGATGATAATAAAAAGCATGCTAGAAAAAATGGATTAACTAACTTGAAAGGTCCATCAAAACTAACTGATCTGCAAGCTTTAGCTATCAAGCGTTTATATACAAACAAATTGATGAGCTCCGGAGAAATAATGAAACTTTTTAATGTCAGCAGACATACCGTGCTGAATATAGCTTCAGGGAAGACATTTAGTTTCTTGGAAGATTAAGAGAAGCACAAAATAGGTGTGATCAATTTCAAAAATAAATATCAAATCAAAGGGATTAAGTTAAACCGAGAGACAATCAAAAAACTTAATATAGGTGGCTAAAGTGAGCAGACGTTACGATATTGAATCTCATTTGGAAGAATTAAACAAAACCGAAAGACGATTGCACGAAGAAATCAACGCCCTAGAGAGCGAAATAGATTCTCTGCAAGGCGAGTTAGAAGATTTAGAGTCAAGCTATTGGGATATTCAACAAGAGATAGATGATTTTGAATTTGAATTAAATAGCTTATCAGATGGTGACGATGATGAAGAATATATAGCTGAAAAGTGGTTAAACCAGAAAGAAAGTTTGTTTGATAATTTTGATTTAATCGAGGGAAATAATGATGATTAGTTTAAAAACAGCAGCATTTGAACGAGCATGGCGCACTAAGTATAACAAAATGAGTCCAAGAGACAAATTGTTCTTAGAAATCATGACATTTGCTTTCATCGGTACACAAGCTGAACAAAGCGATATTAGTGTTGAAAAAATTAAGACCAATAGATTAGTAAACGGAATTACAGAGACTTGTTACCAGTACACGATTACTGTCGTGGATGAGGAGGAATAATTTTGGCAGAACATCGAAGTTATTATGCTATCATTCCAGCCAACGTAAGATACGACAAAAGACTTAAACCAAATACTAAGTTGTTATACGGAGAGATAACTGCCTTGTGTAATGAAAGAGGCTTTTGTTGGGCAGGCAATGAGTACTTTGCAGATTTATATGGTGTGAATAAAGAGACCATATCGCGATGGGTAAGTGATTTGATTAAGTTTGGATACTTGAATCGGGAAATCATTTACAAAGAGGGTACCAATCAAATAATCAATAGGTACCTACGAATTAATCAATACCCTATTGACGAAAAACGCAATACCCCTATTGACGAAAAAGTCAAAGATAATAATACATCTATTAATAATACATTTAATAATACAAAAGAATATATAAGAGAGTTACCGCCTTCGAAAAAATCGAAGGCTAAGCCCATCCGTCATAAATACGGAGAGTATAAAAATGTTCTTTTGTCAGATGAGCAGATGGAGAAACTCAAAATAGAATTCCCTAATGACTATCAAGAACGAATAGAACGGCTATCTGAGTATTGTGAATCATCTGGTAAGACTTATAAAAACTATTTGGCAACTATTCGAAGTTGGGCAAGGAAAGAAAAAAGTGAGCCTAAGAATGCAAGTGGTGCATACAAGCGCACAGGACGACGAGAGAAGCTTCCAGAATGGGCAATCGACCAAGAAGCCTATCAAAAGAAAAAAGCGCTAGAACGAGCTAATAGACAATCAAAAGCACCATTCTAAGAGGTGGAAAATTGAAAATCGATTATCTAGAACTGATCAATGAAATAGCAAGTTACAAAACTGGTGAGGAAATAGAGATTCTGAGAGACGTTTATGAACAACTTGATGAAGCTGGAATAGAACGAATTAAGAATGATCGTTCAAGTTGGAGTAAACTCAGATACTATTTCGCACTTTATATCGATGCAACACAATTAAGAAATTTAGCTTATACAAAATTACTATTTGTTGATTGCGTTAAAGGATTGCAAAAACATCTTAGTGAACTTGAGCAGGTGTAATCAGATGGATCTAAAGACATTTACAGCACAGATTGAACTAATGCATCAAGAAGCTTTAAGACAAAGTGTGTCTTACGAAGACAAGTGGCTCAACACGTTCCACGGCGGACGTGAGAGCGCACTTGATCAAGTACTCAAATTATTGAAAGGAGAACGTCAGGATGGATAAGAAAGCAGCAATGAAAAGAATCATCGAACTGACACATTCTGAGAATTGGCAAGAAGACAAAGAAACTGCTTCGGAAGTAAAGAGACTCGGAAGAGCGATGTGGGCTGACAAAACTAGAGGCGGGAAAAAGCCTCGTCAAATTGCAATTTGGCACGGTGACAAACTTCTAGTGACAGGAACAGCTGAACAGTTAGCAAGTTTAACAGGCTTGCACGAGAAAATCGTGAGGAAAAGAGCTAGGTGTGGATACACAGACGTTAAGAAGAGAACGTTTAAATACGTGGAGGAAGAAATATGCTAGACATGAAAATCGAAGATTATCGAATTACCAGTGATTCTAGAAACATTGTCTTATCGAAGGTAAGACGAGACGAAGAAGGAAACATCCGCTACACCGAAGCAAAAGAAGAATCACGAGCAGATATCGGATACTTCCAAACTGTCTCATCGTGTTTAAAGGCGATACAACGCGATTACGTGTTAAGTGAAGAAAGAACGATAAAAAGTATTATCGAGTACAAAAAAGCGTTAGAAAACATCACTAGACAGTTTGAACAGGCATGTGAGATTGAGGAGGAAGAATAATGGACGAACTAATCGCAAAAGTAGAGCAGTGGGCAAAAGATAAGGGCTTGGATCAAGCAGATCCAAAAGCACAGTTTTTGAAAGTAGCTGAGGAATTCGGGGAAATCGCATCGGCGATGGCAAGAAGTAATGATGAGCTATTTAAAGATAGCATAGGAGACGTAATCGTCACTCTGATTATTCTTTCCATGCAAAAAGGGACAAACATACAAGAGTGTTTAGAAATGGCGTACAACGAAATCAAAGGACGAACAGGGAAAATGGTAGATGGTGTATTCGTGAAGTCGAGTGATTTGGAGGACAGCAAATGATACCGAAGTTTAGATTATATGATCCATCAGATCAAAAAATTCGAGAAGTTGCAGAGATTGATTGGCCTTTAGGAATAATTGGGACTTGTGGTGGAGCGATTGAACACGAATTAGATAAAGTCGTTCTCATGCAATCCACAGGACTGAAAGATAAGAATGGTGTGGAGATTTTCGAGGGGGATATAGTTCTTGTCAATGTAAGTAATGGCTTTGATCATTTAGTTAATGAAAAAACGGTTGTACAAGAATCTGAATTCCATTATGGATTAGTTTGTAAATCATTAATTAGTGGAATGGAATATAGAGTATTCAAACACAAAAAGATGGATTATGAATATGAAGTCATCGGAAATATATACGAGAATAGCGGGTTATTGGAGGAACAGTGATGAAATATTGGATAGAAGAAGCAAGCGCCTTAGTTGGCTGTTTCATAAACTGTGCGTTTATATCTGTAATTATTGCACTGGTGGGATTTGTATCATTGAAAGTGATTATATTGCTTTGGCAGTTAATTTTTTAGGAGGAACAGCGATGAATAAACAGGAGCAAAAAAACAAATTGTGGGCATTAAAATGGATTGATAAAGAAATAGAAGAAAACGAACGCCACGCACACCAAAAAACAGGTACTGAAGCAAACACGGCTTATTGGAAGGGGTATATTGCTAGCTGTAAGAATATACGATATATCGTTAAAGAGTTAGACGAACCTCAGAAGCATGTGATGCCGAAGTTTTTTGATGATTGGGCAAAACGAGTTATAGCAAAACATGACGAGTTTTATGCTATTTCACTTGTTGCACGTGCAGGTTGGGGATATGGTGTTGATTTTGAACTTAGCGAGAACGGATCATCATCAGAAAACAAAGAGCTGTTGTACTGGCTTGTTGATAAATGCAGCGACAATTATCCTAATAAAAAGAAAGCAATAGAAGCTTTGTTATACGGCTACGAGGTCGAGAAAGAGCCATTGTATTATGTGAAGTTACCAGTTGTGTATTTTAATCATTTGGATTTAGAGACGTATCTAATGAAAGATGATCGAGGAAATATAACAATGGCAGACAACAATGATTTTGATGATATGAAATTTACGGAATCAGAAATAAAAGCAATTGATGAGAGATACTGGCCATTTGCTGTGCCAGTGGAAGAGGAGGCAGAAGGATGAGCAAGGCGTTGAAATGGTTAGAAGCAGAATCAGACAGATTAGAAAAAGAGTGTAACGAGAATAACGACCCTCATAAGACGGTAAATCATAGCTTTTTAGAAGGATTCAATTATGCGCTATTAAACGCCCAAGCTCTTGAACAAATACAGCTAGACGACAATCAGAAAATCGTGTTGGAGTGGTTGAAGTGGTCTGTTAAAGATCAAAGGCATTCAACTATAGACGCTGTTTTCTTGTTGAAAAGTGGCGAAGCACTTGACTCTGTTTTATTAACACTTATGGAATTGAATGATCCACAACAAGCAGAAGTCCTAGCAGCGTTCGCACAGTGGGCTCTAGAACAGGAGGAAGAGTGATGATCAAAGGAAAAAGTAAATTTGATTCAGAAATGTTTTACGGAGATCACGATAACTGGATGGGATTTAATAAGCAAAAATACACAAAAGAACAAGCGATCGAAGCTTGGAAAGAAGAAATGTCTGAACTTGATGAAGTTATCCCGTTCGTTGTCGAAGATGCTTTTGTCCGCTATCGTGTAGGACAAAATGAAGATCACGAGCCTTGCGCTGGGTGGTGGTTAGAGTGGAAAGATTATGGAAACAAATCTGTGCCTGCATGGTCAATTAGACAAGCTTAACATTAGGAGGGAATGGAATGAAAGAATATAAACGCCAGCATATTATCAAGCATGCTCTAGAAATGTACATCCAGCGTGAAGGTGCATCGGAAAAAGACATTAAACAAGAAAAGTTGGTTCTTAAAGAAGTGGAACAAGATATTTCTCGCATGAAAGAGAGGTTTAAAACGGGGTGTGAATGCTAAATGTTCAAAATAGCATTTTATCTGTTCGATTACAAAGATGGTTCGTTTAAGAAAGTTTATTTCCATTGTTGGAATGATAGTAAGCCAGTTTTTACAAAAAACAAGAAGAGAGCAAAGAAGTATTTTGATAAAGGGTCAGCAAACAAAGATATAGCGCAGTTAAGAAAAGCAGAATCACCATCTGCGAAAACGTTATCTATTCGATTGGAGGAAGTGAAATGAACAACAGACACCGCAGAGTAGCAAAACTAAGAAAACAAGAATTGAATGCAGCAAAAGCAAAATTTGCTAGAGAATATGAAATTTCCGCAGAACAAGTGATTGAATTGGTAGATTCATTTATTAAGGCAATAACGGAAGCGGCAGGAAACATATTTCAAAGCATTGGAAAAGCATTCTACAACATAGGCACATCCTTATTAAGTGGTTATAAAGAAAAGGAAGAGAACAATCAAGTAAACAATATAAAATATGAGGAAGTATATTCCTACAATGTATTGTGGACTAAAAAAGACAGCCGACCACTAGCTGTCTTAAAAGAATATTGAAATAGCGAGCTACCTGTTTTCCGCCAGATAGCTCACCTCGTATATGGATAGTGAGCGTAACCTCACTACTCGGAAAGTTTAGCACAGTTAAAACAGATAAAACAATAAAAAAGCCGGATCGCTCCGACTGATTCAATAAATCCAACACATTTATTATATCACATAAAGGAGCGGTTTGACTTGATGCAATTGTTACGAGAGGTAGATTTCAAACAGACAAGATGTAATGCGAGAGATGTGCTGAAGAACTTTCGGCGTTTGGAGCGGATGGCAGGTCGCTCTTTGATAGATATTAAGTCGCCGATTATTACGGATATGCCGAAGGCACCGAAGCACGGCAATAAGGTAGAGGACGCGATCGTTCAGATGATGGATATAGAAGCGGAGAGAGACGCGATTTTAGCGGCTTTGATGGCTCTCAGTCTGATTAGTCGTCAGATACTTTACTACAGCTTCTGTGACGTAAATAAGCACTCTAATTATGAAATAGGGCAATTGATACGAGGATACGGAGAAAAAAATGTAGAGAAGCTGAAATCCATCGCATTGATCGAATTTGCAGAAGCATACAAAAAAGGTGTGTTAGTTCAGTATCGTTGATTTTGTAGGGTTTTTGTAGGGATAGTGTAGGGTTTTTGAGCAGTTTAACGTGATATTATGGTAGTGTCGAAAGATTAGTGATAGGTCTGAGACAAAATAAAATGTAAGGGAGGAAATCTCCCTCATCGTTTTAATTAAGCTTCGATAGACAGCAACGGAAATATTAAGAATAAGGATGTGAATTTTAACTCCTTCTAAATTGTTCTTATTATCTATCATCCGTTGCTGTCTATTAATTTATGTATTGGAGGGAAGAAAAATGAAATTATCAGTAGAAGGCACTCCAGAAGAAATACAAGAATTGCTCCAAGCTATTGGTAGTAGCAAGGAGCAAAAGGTAAGTGTTTCTAATTCAGATATTGACGGTATTTGCAATTGTTTAAACAGAGAAAAAATATCTAATCCTTACTAAGAGAAAATATGTTCGTTAATGAATTTCCAATTTTCCTCTGTAGCTCTACCTTGATAATTTTTTTGCAGTTCACAGATGAATAAGGAATCGTTATTATCAAGTACTGTATTTAATTTTTCACACATTTGATTTGGATTCAAATTAGTTTTAACTAACCAAAAAGATTTTTGTAGCTTTATATATGCCCCAAATTCTTTTATTATTTCAAATACTTTATCATACTTTTGCCCTGGGTTATTAAGATCATAACTAATCATGTAGGGTTTATACATGTTGTCTTGCACATCCTTGTTTTATATTTCAGCGGACCACTCGCTGATAAATAAAATTATACGCTTAGTATTTATTTTCACAATATTAATTTGTCACTGTGGCGGAAAGGGTAGACGCTTAAAAATAAGGTCAATACGTCGAGGAATAGCCTTAACGTTTTATGATTTGACCATGCAAGGTTCAATTCCTTGCCAGCGACTTGAAACAACGTGCAGGAACGTTGGGCGTGGATGGATTTATTCAGAAACGTTTAAATATCGGGACACAAGCGCCCACAATATCTGGTGCATAACAACTATTGACAGGAAAGTTGTTACTGCAAAGCGACTCAAACGGACTATATCTGACAGAGATGTCCTATCATTGGGTTTAGTGTCAGAGCTGGGAACCTCAACTGATGCACCTGTCAATTAGCAACCGAGGGATGTGGCAGTGGTGAGGTGCAGGAAGTATTAGACTTGTCTGTGTGTAGGTTGCTATTACATAACTGGTTAGGTTAGATTGAGATTTGGGATTCGGTACAAATGAATCGTCAAATGTCTCAAGCACAGGATCGGAAACGTCCCTGCCTGTGCATTACATATTAGATCACTCTTTGAGTGGTCTTTTTATTTTGGAAGGGGAGTTAAACAAATGAACGAAAACCAATTAAGAGAGTTGTTTAAAACGAATGAAGCAAACAAAACAATGGAGGCGACATTCTACGAAACTCAAAAAAGCTTAGCGTTAATCGCAAAACAAGCTAAGTATTTCTACGATCAGCTTATTCTGCAAGGATTTAATGAAGGACAGGCTATGGAATTTATGATGCGAACCTTTTCTGCCAGTAACCAACAGAAAGAGTGATACGTAATGCGAAACTACTGGTATATATCACTAACAAATAAGTACCCACAACCAAACGCAGATGATCCAATCAGAGTTGTTCAATCAGTCCAAATTAAAAAGAAGTACTCCATCATTGAAATGACCAGGGAAGCCACACCAAAAGAGGTTGATAAGTACAATCTTCGTTACTGTGGCCATGGATATTTTAGTGAGCAGAACATACAGACAAATATAAAAAAATATCATTAACATATAACAAAGGTGGTGATGGAAAATGAGTAAGTTGAATCCTAAGCAACAAGCCTTTGCTGATGAGTACATCATCACAGGCAATGCTTATCAGTCAGCGCTGAAAGCTGGCTATAAAGAAAACTACGCTAAGAACGCACAAGAAAAATTGGTGGAAAAAGGTGGAAAAGTATCCGACTACATTCAAGAGAAGCTAAAAGAAGTTCAAACTAAGAGGCATTTAACAATGGAAGAAGCTTTGGCTATTACTGCTTCTATTGCAAAAGGAGAACCACAACGCTTTGAAGTTGTTAAGAGAGATCCTTATACAAACGAAATCATAGAGCGTGAAGTGAGTGAATATTCAGCAGGTTTCAAAGAACGTAACCAAGCACTTGAACATTATTATAAAATAAACGCAGCATTTGTAGATAAGCAGAAAGTTGAAATTTCTGAAATACCTACTTTCATTGATGATATAAGTAGTGATGATGATGGCTAAAAAACTATCTGAATTTCTTCCGCCGAAGTTTCATTCAGTATGGAGAGCAACTTTAAATCAAGATATTCTTAATATAGTTTGTAAAGGTGGCCGGGGTTCAGGAAAATCATCAGATATAGCGCATATCGTTACTCAGTTACTTATGAGATATGCAGTGAATGCTGTAGGTATACGTTATGTTGATAATACACTTGAGCAATCTATTTACGAACAAATGAAATGGGCAATTGAGAAGCAGGGAGTATCGCGCCTATTTAAGTTTAATAAGTCACCACTTAAAATTACTTATCTTCCAAGAGGGAATTATATGATATTTCGTGGTGCTCAAAACCCAGAACGAATCAAGTCTTTAAAAGATAGCAAGTTTCCATTTGCTATAGGTTGGGTTGAAGAATTAGCAGAATTTAAAACAGAAGATGAAGTCACGACTATCACGAACTCCCTTTTACGTGGAGAATTAGATGATGGTCTTTTTTATAAGTTTTTTTACAGCTACAATCCACCTAAGAGAAAACAATCTTGGGTAAATAAAAAATATGAGACTTCTTTTCAACCAGACAACACTTTTATTCATCACTCGACCTATCGGGATAATCCATTCATCTCTAAGGAATTTCTGAAAGAAGTTGAGGCAACTAGAGCAAGGAATCCAAGAAGGGCTGAGTGGGAATATGATGGTAAAGCTGTGGGGTCAGGAGTTGTACCTTTTGATAATCTACAAGTTAAGAAAGGTTCTATTACAGATGAAATGATCTCTAACTTTGATAACATCCGCAACGGTTTGGACTATGGATATGCAACGGATCCTTTAGCGTTCGTCAGATGGCATTATGACAAAAAGAAAAACGGTATTTATGCAATCGATGAAATTTACGGCGTGAAGATCAGCAATAGAGAATTTGCAAACAAAGCTAAATCTAAAGGTTACCAAAATGAGGAGATATTTTCAGATAGCGCAGAGCCAAAGAGTAATGCTGAATTAGTTAATGAACATGGCATGAAAGGAATAAAAGGCGTAAAAAAAGGACCTGATTCTGTTGAGTACGGTGAACAGTGGCTAGATGATTTGGCTTTTATTTGTATTGATCCACTACGCACTCCGAATATTGCTAAGGAATTCGAGAACATCGACTATCAAACAGATCGTGATGGAAATCCTAAGCCAAGGTTAGAGGATAAAGATAACCATACGATTGATGCGACAAGATACGCCTTCAACGAAGACATGTGGGCCAAAAAGAAATCAACCGTTACTAAAGAGCAGCGGAACAAAATCAGAAGAATGTTTTAAGGAGTGTGAGAAATGGATAAGGCAAACGAATTTGAATACGGTGCTGATATACATTATTCTAACGACGTGAACACAAATTATGTAAAGTTTAGCGTAGATTCCAATCTTCACTATAGGTTTAGCTCAGAAGAAGATTTACTTAACGATTTAGATACTTTAGCAGCAATGATAAAACATCATCATGAATATCAGGTAAAAAGGCTAAGTGTGTTAGATGATTATTACAAAGCTAGAAATACAAATATCATGGATAACCGTAGACGTAGAGAAAAGGAAAAAGCGGATCATCGATCAGCACATAACTTTGGAAAAGTTCTTTGCACGTTTGATGTTGGGTACAACACAGGTAATCCTATAAAAGTGCAAATCGAGGACACAAATCAACAAAAAGAAATCGAAGAGTTTAATACTAATAATGACATAGATGGGTTAAATGCTGAACTCTGGCTTGATATGGATAAGTATGGGAGAGCCTATGAGATTATCTATCGAGATTCAGATGATACAGATTATGTTGATTTGGCTAATGTATTTGAAACATTTGTTGTATATGATACTACAGTAAAACGAGAGCCTATTTTGGCTGTACGGTATCCTAAGACAAGATTCAACAAGGATGCTGATAAACAGTACATTCAACCAATCGTATACACAAAAGAAAAAAGTATCACTTATGATGAGACGACACTAACAGCAATTGAGTTAAAAAATCCCCAGGATGAACCGCATGAATATAAAGAGGTACCTATTACAGAGTATTCTCCTAATCGTTTTCGGATGGGCTTGTATGAAGATGTACTATCTTTGATTGATCTATACGATGCAGGGCAGTCTGATACCGCCAACTATATGACTGATCTAAACGATGCTCTTCTAGTTATTAGTGGTGATATTGAAGCAGCAGGACTATCTACAGAGGACGCCATCAAGCAGAAAGAAGCGAATATGCTTTTGCTTGAGTCTGGAACTGATGTGAACGGTAATAAAACAAGTGTGACTGCAGGATATATTTACAAACAATATGATGTGAACGGTGTAGAAGCATACAAAGACAGAGTACGCAAGGATATCCACGAAATATCCATGGTTCCTGATCTTACTGATGACAATTTTTCCGGAGTGCAATCGGGAGAAGCAATGAAATATAAATTATTTGGATTTGAACAAATGACGGCAACAAAGCAAAGGCTATTCAAAAAAGGCCTTATGCGGCGTTATCGTCTTTTATTTAGCCTAAAATCAAGTATTTCTGAAATGGATAACTCCGATTTGAAAGGCTTACGTGTAATATTTACGCCTAATCTACCTAAAGCCATTCTGGAAGAGTTGAAATCTTTGGTTGATGCTGGAGCTGAACTCAGTCAAGAGACGATCTTAGGACTCGCTTCTTTTGTTCCAGATGTACAGGCAGAGTTGAAACGAGTAAATAAAGAAACGCAAAAGCAGATTGGCATTTTTGATTCGGATGGTGAAGAAGTAATTAACAACAAAAAAGATGA